AAAGGACCACTCGGTAAACTCAAAGAGAGTCTTGATGATAAAGAAGAGCAACTAGAAATTCTAGGAACCTTTATCCGGCTGGGTGTAATGGTCTGGGCCGGTTTCATAATTTCTTTGAACTACATTACTTTTCCAGGGTTAGCAAAAGATGGTGGACCCAAGGATATCACTTTCATCGCCAGCGTTTTTACGGGATGTCTTGCAACATTTTCGGTGGATGTAGGTAAGAAAAAGAAAGATGGTAAAGATAAAGAAAATTTACCATCTGCCGTACCTACTCAGACTATAAGAATCGAACAAGCACCGATAAAGATTGTTACCAGTGATAAATAGTATTAGTATCTGTGTAAATACATTTAATTATGAAAGACTTAATTGCAGATTTAAAGAAACAACTAGCTGATCAAAGAATGGAATTAGCTACAAATATTAAAAATACCGAAGAAAGTTTGATCCGTACAAAGGAAGGTTTTCTAAAAGTAGAAGGTGCTCTTGAGATTATTAACATTATTGAGACTAAGCTTTCACAACAAGCTGAGAAAACTGATGATTCGGTTGCGGAGGTTGTAGGTGCTGGCTGATGACAGATGAATTCACAAAAGGACGTTTTAAAGCTTTGGGATTAGTGTCTCAATATCTAAAATGCCCCTCTCGTGAATTACTTCTTGAATCAATTTACAAAGATATAAAAGAAGAAGATCTCCGTTGGGTAACGGATCGTTTCCATTACTACACTCTTCGATTGTTAGAGGATGTTGAAGAAAAAATAAAGCATTCTAGAGAATCTAGTAATAACTAGATAAGGAAAATGTATGCACATTAGGGTTGACCTAATGAAGCATGAGTGCCCATGTTCCATACGGAAAATGATTTATTACAAAACCTTATTGTTACTAGTCCAAAGAGTGCTAGAAAAAAATTTAGAGAGAGTATTTTTGAGTCGTGGGGATGGAAATGTATGTACTGTGATGAAGAGCTTACAGAACATACAGCAACTATCGATCATATAAAACCAAAGGTCAAAGGAGGACATTCAACTAGAAGTAATATGGGTGCCTGCTGCAGTAAATGTAATTCTCGTAAAGGATCACAATTAGTGTTTGATTACTTTGATAAGACTCACCCCTGTTATTCAGAAGCAAAGGCAAGTAAAATAAGAGAATGGACTGATCAACATTTTACATGGAAAGAGAAAGAACTGCTAATGATAGACCGGCAGCATTAGACGCTAAGTACGATCCTAAAGAATTTTTAAATAATTATGATACTGAAGAAGTAATTAGAAAACTTCAACAGGAAAGAGGTCTTGAGCTAGGAGATAGGGCTCTTAGAGGAGAAGTAGGTATGGATATTGCTTCTCCAGAGAGAGCGTCTAATTACAGGTAATGGCCAGCCGTAAAGAGGCTAAAAGTAAAGCCCAGATGAGAAAAGATAAGATGAAATGTAATAAGCCTCAGAGGGCTCCGAAGGGTGCTAAACAGAAATATATAGTTAAAGCCTGTGATGATGGTGAACAGAAGATAGTAAGGTTCGGTTACAGAGGTATGCAGGATTTCTTACAGCATAAAGATCCAAAACGTAGAGCAAGTTTTAAAGCTCGCCATAGATGTTCAGAGAAGAAAGATAAACTGACACCTGGCTGGTGGGCATGTAATTACAACTGGTAGTTGCCAAAATTT